TGTTGGATTTACGTGTCGTTTATTTCCATAACGCTAATATTAATGGGAGTCCAAAGATTCGTCAGTTTATTCCGTCGCTTAAGGAGTTTATGAGCGTTATTAACGGTCGGGAGTTACCAGCGGATGTAATGGACTCTGAGGTGGTGGATGATATACCAGTCATTTTGGGTGGAAAATTAGTTGATTTTACGGAGGATTATTACACAAATGGGAAAGTAGTGTTTCCTATGTTATATGTTAAGTCCAGTACAGAAGAGCGAACTAAAGCTGGTGATTGTGGTAGACCATATTTTGTGCGTGATTTGCGTGAAAATAAGCCGCTGGTTGCGATGCATAGTGCAATCATAGGTGGTCGTCAATCTCCACTTGGTGCCACTCCTCTTATATTGGAATTTATAGATGAGGCTTTGCAATCAATTGATTGTGTTAAGGTCAGGCCTTTGGTTGAAAATGGGTATTTACAAGGTAGTCGTATTCTTAACAAATTTTTTGATTCAGATATCCATGTTGAAAGTGAAGTCAAGATTAAAGATCATGTTGTCAAAAGCTTTACGCCCAGTAATACCGACAAACGTAGATGGTTGTGTCATCCCGATTGGGTTGATGGATATATGCCTTCATGGAAGGGTGTACGTCCTGGGCGTCATGCCTTGTATAGTAATGCACAAAAGCAAGCACCATTAGCCAATAAGTTTGTTTCTCTTGTTGAGCAACGTAAGTGTGTTAAGTGGTACGTTGCTAAATTTAATCAAGATCGGGATGTGAGTTTATTGAGTGAGTATGAGGTGTTGAATGGTACGAGTGTTATGCAACCGCTTGTTTTAAATACTAGTTGTGGTTATATAAGTAAATGGTTCAAGGATGGAAAAAAAGAAATTGTAGCCTTGAAGAACGAGGTTCGTGAATTTACTGATGTAGCAAGAACGCGTATTATTCCCATATATGATATGACGTTTATTCAGCGTTATGAGTTTATAGAAAAGCAATGTGAGTTAGGGGTTATTGAACCTGATTTATTGTGGGTGGCAACTCTTAAAGATGAATTGCGTAGTATTGAGAAGGTTATTCAGGGTAAAACGCGAGTTTTTGAACAGCCTCCTTTAGAATTTTCTTTGTTAGTGCGTAAATATTTTGGACGGTTTTTGGACTGGATTAAAAGTAATCCGGGAACTTTTTCATGTTCCGCTATTGGTATAGATAAGGAGGCGGCGTGGAAGAATATTCTGAATCAACTACGTGTTAAAGGATCGAGAGGTTTTGATATTGACTATTCAAATTATGATGGGTCAGTTTCAACACAAGCATTTGATTTTTTTAGGGAGGTTGTTGATGAATATTATAAAGATCAAAATGTCGTTAGGCATGCATTATTGCATATATTGCAAAATAGTTGTGTTGTAGTTGGTGATCATCTTATGTTT